GAGTCAGCGGCATTATCTGCCTCTTTTTGCTGCTGAACGCTTAGTAATTTAAATCCACCTCTAAACACGCTGGGGATACCCGTTTCGATACACATCGATGCTTGACCCAACCACGCAATGCGGTTGATGTGCGCGTTAGATAAAAACTGTTCGCATGACACTGGCCATTCAGACAAGACGCGTAATAGCGCTTTTTCAAAGCGTGGAATATCCGCTAAAAAATTGCGGTAGGCTTCGCGCGCGCTATCCGGTGTGTAGTCGTTTGGCGGGGTAGTTGTATAAAAACCGGCTTTGAAACATTCCCATTTTTCCCAATGATGAAAAACGCGCTTAATCGTCGTCACCTTCAAATTCGGGTTCTTGCTCATCCGCTTCCCAACTCTGTGAAAAATCTTGATTAGCGAATAATGCAGCTACCCCTGTAATCTGCTTTAAGCGCAATAATTCATCTACGGACATTCCAATATGCTTGCATATCCACGCATCGCCTTTTCCCATCTCTACAAGTTCAGCAACAATTGTCGACATCAGCTCAATATTGTGCGAACCACGGGCGCGATTGTGCCGGATAGTCGACGCCATACGATCAGATATCGCTTTGTCTAAAACGACAATGGGTAGCACCCCTTTTTCGCGCTCATAAATGCGCTTGCTATTTTTTATAGTAAGGTAGCGGTGGAATCCGTCAACAACAACATACATATCATTTTCAGCGTCGTAGACAGTTACCACTGGTTGCGTATAGCCGTCTTCCCAAATAGACGTTTCAAGCAATGCCATTTCAGGGGGTGCGACACTGTTCGGGTTGTAGTCATTAGCGCGTACCTTTTCAATCGGTACACCGATAACGTTATAAACAGGCGATTTAAATGCAGTTGTCATTTTGCGTAACTCCCATCTTCTTGGTGTATTTCCATGCCCTTCAACGGCGGATTAAAAACGCATATCAACGTAACTTCTTCCAGCGCCTCAAATGTATGATCATCATGCTTATCTAGCGCGTAGACAGTTCCGGGGATGATTAGATGCTCCATGTCAGTAGCGAGATCGCGCAGTATCCCGCGTCCGGATACACAGTAGCACGCCTCAAGATGCTGCGTGTAATGCCAATGCTCCGCTTTACCCGAAACGGGTATGACTGTATTTGTTATCGTAAAGCCCATACCGTCCGATTCAACGAGCATTCGTCGACTAATAAACCCCCCGAACGGGCAATTTACAGTTAGTGCACCTTCAAGTCGTATAATTTTCATAGCTTCTTATATTTCTCCATTATTTGACGCTGGCGAATTGCTTGCTCTTTTGTTGGAGCAAACCCCATATATTTGCAAGTGTGGTCATTCTTCAAAATTGTTATAGCGAAACGCTTCCATGAAGCTACATCGCTATTGTGGCACCTTAAAAAATCAGTGTGGTCGGGATAGCGCGTGATGCGAATTCGCAACTTATTTTTTTTACCATGTGGCGTTAACCCGTTTTCATAAATAGCTATAGGCGAATGTCGGAGTTCTTCAAGCGTTTTGTCCGATACCGTTTGTCCGACACGCGCCCAGTATTTGATGGATTGAACAAAACGCATTTTAAAATTTTCTGCAACTTCCTTCGGGAGTGTCGCGAGCAAAAATTTGGTGAAAGATTTCCACGTGTGACCTTTAGGAAGTTTCAAGCTGCGATAACCGAGTTGCTTTCCGTATGTGGCAATAAAGTTTGCCCCCTGCACTCGTGCACATAATCTCGCCCAAGTGTGCGGATCAATCACCCGGTACAACCCCAAACTTGACTTCGATTCGCTCATAAATGGTGAAGCGACACGCATGCTGTGAATAGGCACACCCGCCTTATAAAATAGATCATATAGCGCGTTGTACTCCCATTCGAATTTATAATTCGCTACCCAAATATCTTCTGTTCGCCAGTCATAAATTGGGTAGCAGTTATAGACGTAATCTGTATTCTTTTTCGTCCACATTTGACCCGAAAGTGTTTCTTTTTGCGCGTTCATAATCGCCCGAAACCTGTTCAGGCTTTCTACAGTGCGTATACCGATTAAGCATGCACAACGCTCACCCTGCGCATACCAATCACCGAACTTATCCCAGAATTCATCATACATCATGTCTTCTTTGAAGAAATCGAAGGGACAATTTTGTGCATTTACGACGTAGGATTGTTTAAGCATAGGGCGGATCCACCGCTCTTTATCCCGCTCTCCCCAGCACTGCCATTCAAACGCGTAGGCGCTTACGGTACACGGTAAGGTTATGGGCAGGCAGCACCAGTACACGTCTAACAAATCGAGATTCGCATCAAGAATGCTGTGCATAAATGTTAGCGAATCCTCATAATTCGCTTCATTGTCGAGAATCATCACGCCTATTTTTTTTGTGATATTGTGCTTGCGCATATACGCCAGCATTAAATTGAGCATTACGCCGCTATCCTTACCCCCCGAAAAAGAAACGTAGATGCGCGGAAAGTTATCAAAAATAAATTTAATGCGCTCTTGTGAAGCGTCGTACACATTAATTTCTTTATATACGCGCTGCATAGCTATCCCCCTGTACTATTTTGGTGGTCATTTATAATCCTCTCCAATAGGTGTAACCGCTTCTTGGTGGTTAGTACGCTGTTCCAGCGTGGTGCGTGATTGCGGCGTGTGGCGTGGTGCGATTGACAGGGGATATCATCCGCTGCCAGTTATGCCTACGCCGTGCGATGCGTGTGAGTTGTTCGAAGAAGCTGGTGCGCTTTGTGCGGTATGTCATTTTATTTCTCCTCCTGTTCGGCGGATAGCAGGCTGTCATCCACCTGCCAGTTATCGCCCGCCTGCTCGACGCTTGCCTCGAAGTTTGCGGCATCACCGCCCATGCGGATGAATCCTTTTTTGGCTGCTACTTTCGTGCTGTATGTCTTCATGATTTCCTCCAGTATAAGTTGAGCGTCAGCGGTCACGGTTGCGATGCCGAGCGTTGGGTTTAAAAAATGTCCTGCTGCAACCGCGATGCCTTGCGGGTAAGGTATTTGCCGTCCGCAATCCGCGAGGGCTTTGTTGGCTACGCGCTTCACGTAGACCTCCCGCGAATCCCTTGCGATGATGTGCGACCATTTGCGGCCGGCTTGGTACTGGATAAAAAGCCCCCAGTCAGGGCAGTGCATTAACTGGGGTTGCATTTAGGCCACCGCCTTTCCGAGTGCCTCAGCGAGCATCCATAGCGCCTTGTTCAGGCGGATGTCCTCTGACACGCTTTTGATCGCGCGAGTGCTGGTGCGCTTGTTGGTTGTAGTCACGCCGCGCAGCCCGCCCTTGATGTAGTTCTCTTGCACGCGCTGGAAGGTATTCCACAGTGAGGGCGATTGGTCGTTGTACCGGCGAATGCGCAGGAGCTGCTCCGCTTCGATGGGCGACTTGTCGTTCCCCGCGGCATCTGCTGGGTAGCGCAATTGCAGCGCAGCCTTCGCAAATGCATCTTGCTGGTGCGGCGTGAGTACAATGCTTTTCATCGTTTCCACTTGCTCGATGACGCGAGGCATATCGTTGATGATGCTATAGCTCCCTTCGATGACGCGCTCCACGATGTTGCCGCTATGCTGTACTTTGATGTCGCCATAATTAGCGGACTTCACCACCATTCCATTGCTGCATACCAGCCTGAAAATGCCGGCGCTGAGTTGGTAGCTGCTGCTCCGGTCATGGCTGTTGACGAGGACTATTTCGGGCAGCTCATCACCTTTGACGATCTCGAAGTCCTGCGCACGCCGGAAGCGGATCATGTGCTTCGTGAAATCGCCCTTCCCTTCAATGCGCGTCCGGCTCTGCATTGCTTTCACTGGTAGGAATCCTTCGGCGCGTAGCGCGTCAACGACTTGAATGGTCGGGATGAATGCGTACCGCTCGCTCACGCGCTCCCACGGATGGTCGGCGAAGATGCTGGGTGCTGCTTTGCGTAATGCGTCATTGCTAAGAGCTATTGCTGTCATGGTAGTTCTCCTCTTTCTAGTTGGCCAACGGCAAGTGCAGCTGGTATGAGCATATTAAAGTAGTGTTTGAAAAAATGCAAGCGGTATTTCAATTATTTTGTCGCACGCGGTCTTGCCACATTGCGGTGGCGAGTAGCGCGTTAATCAGGGTTGAATAACTTTGTTCCTGCGCGCGCAGCCATTGCGCAACGGCAGGAGTCACGCGCACTGTGATGTTGCTCTTGCGAAGGTGGGGTGGCAAACGCTTGCGCCCTGCACCTGAACGTGCTCCGCCCTTCATGCGCTAAGTACCGCGTAGACGAACAGGAACGCGACAATCGCGCCGAATAGTATTGGCAGGACGCAGTCCAGGATGAAATGTTTCATTTCGCTTCCTTTCGTATTTGTGCGAATGTGGCCGCGACATCGGTGTTCATCGCGCTGGTTGGCTTGAATGTGCAGTCTTGGTCGGGAAGGTATTTGTTCCGTGTGCGCAGGTACTCGATTGCGGCGGCGAGTTTTTGTTGGTGTGAGTTCATTTATGGGTCTCCTTATGCTTCAAGAATTGAACGGATGATTGCTATGTGTCGCTGATGAGCACTCGTTCGAGCAGCAGCAGCAGCAGCAGCAGCAGCAGCAGCAGCAGCAGCAGCAGCAGCATCATCGGCAGCAGCATCAGCAGCAGCATAAGCGGCAGCATCGGCAGCAGCATCGGCAGCAGCAGCAGCAGCAGCATAAGCGGCATAAGCAGCACGAGTAGCACGAGTAGCATCTATGGGTCTCCTTGCCGTTTGCAGTTGCTCCAGCGTTATCTTTCCGTCATTAAAATCCTGCGCCGCTTGGATTGCATCACGTGGGCGTGCGTCGTTGGGGCAGTGTGCTTCGAAAATCGGCAGCGCGTCTAGAGCGAATTCAATCGCCAGTTGCGCCGCGACCTTGCGTGAGTCCTGATCAGTTGCGCGGAGGCACCAGAGCATGTCTTGAATGTCGTTAGCTTCGAGGACGGTTAGCAGGTTCAGCTCGGTGTCCTCGCCGTATTGCTCAATCCCGCTGAGGGCGGTGACTAGAGTTTTCCAGCCGGTGGCACAGGGCGAGCAGTTGCGGATTTTTGATAGGGTCGTGGTTAGTTTCATTTTATTTCTCCTATTCCAAATTTTGTGCCGCTGCCAGCGCAGCGTCTGCGCGCTGTTTCGTGCATGTAAAATCATCCAGCACCTCAATGTCCCATTTTTTAATTCTGTTCCGATTTTTAGCAAAAAATTCCGCGTCTACCTCCAACTCAAACACAGTGCCCTCGCTCGCGTAGCAATACCAATTTGCTCGTGATCCTCCGCTGCCTATTTCGCCTGAAATCATCCGGGCGTCGTAGCCGACCTTTGCGCCGCTATCACGATCAAATGCTACCGCTAATTTTATGCCCATAAAAATTATGGCGAAACGCCGTGTCACCAATTCTCTAGCTGTCACTTTGATTTTTACTGTGGTCATTTTGTTTATCCTATTTCTGGTTGATGGGCAGCGGCGAGTTCCGCTGATGTGTGCATAATACAGTGGTTTCTAAAAAATGCAAGTGTTATTTCAATTATTTTTCAACTCGCCATTTCGATCGCGTGATCTATTGCATCGATTACGTCCTGCGTTGAATAGCTGCCGCTTACCGCAGCGTAGTATGTGGGATAGGACATTTCATCAGACAGGAACTTAGCGTGGAATGCAGCGTGTGATGCACACTGGGTCTTAAAAAAATCTTCGATGTCCATGCGGGATTGGACGCTGAGCATTTCGGTGCGGGTGGTTGGGCGTGACATAATTCGTTCCTGATCTGTAGGTTAGGCGTTTATTATGCGGGATTGTTTAATAAATTGCAACGGGTGATTAACAAATTGAAGTGCTACATACACGTGAGAAATTGAGAATATACTAAACTTTTTATTATTGTGAAAAGTAGTAATATAGCTAATATACTAATATAGTTAATGAATAACAATGGGTTAAGTGTATTAGGTATAGCATACTACCTAATATTAACTAATATATGGTGTAAACAACCGCGTAATTTGTTTTTTATTGAGATTAGAGTAATTTTAAATTCTCCACGTGTATAGGGGAAAAATTTAGGACGTGTAAATTTCGCTTGCATAGTGTTTAAAGCTGTGTTACATATACGCCATCAAAAACGCCCCCGCGCGCGGAATATGAATAATACAAACAAATCTGTTTCCCCCAGCCATCAACGTCTCACCGAGATTGAGGACGAAATTATTGAGCGGATAATGGGTGGCGAGTCCCAGGCATCAATCGCCCGCAGTCAGGGCATTTCTTGTTCGCATATGTGCGTCTGGGTTCTTGCCAACGCTGAACGTACTGCGAAGATCAAGGAAGCGCGCGCCATCTCCGCCCGACACTGGGATGAGATGGCGGTAAACGAATTACGCGCTGCTGACACCTCTGTTGCGGGATCCGTGAGCATAGCCAGAGAAATTGCAGCGCACTACCGCTGGCGTGCAAAAGCGTATAACCCACGTGAATACGGTGATAGAACGGTTGTGGCGGGCACTGGCCGGGATGATGCAATTGCTGTTGATGTGCGCGAGTCCAGCGACAATATGGATAGAATGGCAGAGATCATCAAAAATATGGAGTTGACCAGACGCGCCACTCCGCAAGACTAATCCACAGGAGACGTCAACATGCTTGAAAACTTTGAACAGTATCAGAAAACCACAATCGCTTACTTCCGTGATTATGCCCCTGGTGAAAACCTCAATGATGTCAGGGTGTGTCATGGCGTAGTGCCATGCGCTGGTGGCAAAATAGGCGTGGATCCCGCGAACACCATCGATCAGTGGTACGTCTCGCCCGAGGCGTTGGCGCGGTACTACAAGAAGGTGGAGCCAATAGCGGATGCAGAACTCGCCGAAACCACTGCAACAAAACTCCCAAAGTCCAAAGCCAAATAAATCCACATGCCCACTGACAACAGTGAAATGAGCCTCGACGCTATGCGAATGGCGCTGGCGTCGCCTCGTTCGTTGTATGAAGCAGGGATGCAGGGCGACAGCCGCCCGAGCATCCAGAACCAACCCCCTACTTACATGGAGGGTGTTGGTGAGCGCATCATGCACCTTCCCGAACTCATGAAGGCGGAGGTCAGGCGGTGGAGCAATATGGACGATGTCGAAAAGGGCATTGAGCTGGGGACTAATTTAATAAACCCGGGGCCGGGAATGGCGCTTGCTACGGCCTGGCACGGCTCACCGCATCTATTCAAAAAATTTGCTATGGAGGCTATCGGCACGGGCGAAGGTGCGCAGTCTCGCGGGCATGGGTTGTATTTGGCTGAGGCGCAAGATGTGGCCGGAGAATATGCAACGAAATTATCAGAACCGGTTACGACATTCGGCGGAAAGCAAATAAGCGAAATTGCAAACCCAGAATCAAAACGCTTAGCAGAGTGGATTCAATCGAATGTTGGCGTAATGCAATTTGATGCAAGGCACGGTGAAGCCAATAGGCTATTTAATCGGCTTAAGCCAGAACAACAAGCGGCACTCGGAAAACCTTCAGTGTCTGACACCGGGAACCTCTACAAAACCGACATCCCCGACGCTCACATAGACAAGATGCTTGACTGGGATAAGCCTATAAACGAGCAATCTCCGTATGTATTGGAAGCGTTAAATAAGGCGGGTATTAATACTGAATCCTCGTCAATTGCTGGCCCTATGGCTATGGGACAAGAGTCTCATTTAGCAAAACACGGCATCCCAGGCATCAAATACCTAGACGGCTCAAGCCGCACCGCTGGCGAGGGTACGCGCAACTTCGTGATGTTCAACCCTGATGATATACGCATACTAGAGCGCAACGGGGTGTCAACAGGTGAGAAGCCGTGGGCTGATGACGCGCCTACGCCACCAATATGGACGCCGATTGACGCAATGCATAAGCCTGCTGGAACTCCGTGGTCGCCCCGCAATAACTACATCGATAACCCAGACTACAGTACACCAACAAAGGAGCAGTATGCGGCCATCAAAAAAGACCACGAAGAAGCTATTGCAAGACGTGCCGCCGAGCTTGGGGACGTACAGTCCACCAGTGAAGTACCGCATAAGAAAAATGGCGGCTGGGTAGAGCCTTCGCTAGATGTCCAGCGCATGACGGCATATAACTAATCATGGACAATTTCCCATTGCAACAAGCCACCCTAGACATTGAGCAATACGCTCCTGAAGAATATCAGCCCGAAGACGTCGCTGTTGATATGACGGATCAAGGCTTGGTTGAAATGCCCGATGGTTCCGTCATGGTCACCCTGGACGGTGAGCAGCAGTCGAGCGGCGACTTCTACGAGAATCTGGCAGCGGTGGTGAGCAAGAGCGAACTGTCCAGCCTCGCCCTGCAATACATCTACAACATCGAATCCGACAAAGAGGCGCGGAGGCAGCGCGACGAACAGTATGAGGAGGGTCTTAGGCGCACTGGCATGGGTGATGACGCTCCCGGCGGTGCGGCATTCGTCGGTGCTGCGCGCGTAACGCACCCCGTCATGGCTGAGGCGTGCGTTGATTTTGCGGCACGCGGCATGAAAGAAATATTCCCGCCTGATGGTCCCGTGCGAATAAACATCAAAGGCGAAAACACAGAAGACAAAATAGAAATCGCAGAGCGCAAGCGTGATTTCATGAACTGGCAACTGACTGAGCAGATCGTTGAGTTCCGCGATGAGATTGAGCAACTGCTGACTCAGCTACCGTTAGGTGGCAGTCAGTTCCTCAAGATGTGGTGGGACGCAAAGAAGCGCAGACCATGCGCTGAGTTCGTGCCAATCGACCGTATCTTGCTTCCATTCTCTGCGACCAATTTCTACTGTGCGCAGCGCACCACTGAAATGCAGGACATAAGCGACTTCGAATATCAGAGCAGGATCAAGCGCGGTCTGTATTTGGATGGCAGCTACAGCATGGCTTCGCTGGAGCCTGAGGCCACATTGTCGGAGGCGGCTAATCAGAAAATAGAAGGCAAGGAGTATCAAGGCAACATCGATGATACGGATCGCCTACGGCGTATGTACCACGTGAGCTGCAGCTTGTCATTGGAGGATGATCAGATCACGGGTGGTGAAGAAGCCCCGTATATGCTCATGATCGATGACCAAGATTATTCAATTGTAGGCCTGTACCGCAACTGGGAGGACGGCGACGAGACGTTGGAGCGGCTTGACTGGATGGTTGAGTTCAAATTTATCCCGTGGCGTGGTGCGTATGCCATCGGCTTGCCCCAATTGATAGGCGGCCTGGCCGCAAGCGCAACGGGCGCATTACGCGCCCTGTTGGATACTGCCCACATCAACAACACTGCAACAATGCTCAAGCTCAAGGGTGCGAAAGTGTCTGGGCAATCTAAGAGTGTTGAGGTGACGCAGATTGTCGAAATTGAGGGCGCGGTAGGCGTTGACGACATTCGCAAGATCGCGATGCCTATGCCGTTCAATCCACCCTCGCCCGTCCTGTTCGAATTGCTGGGCTGGATTACTAACGCTGCCAAAGGCGTAGTGACAACTGCCGAAGAAAAGATCGCTGACATCACAAGCAATGCGCCAGTCGGCACGACGCAAGCTCTGATTGAGCAAGGTTCCGTGGTGTTCTCCTCAATACACGCGAAGCTTCACGACTCACAACGACGCGTGCTCAAGATCCTGCAACGAATCAACAAATACTACCTTGTCGACCAAAAGCAGCAGGACATGGTGGAGGAGTTCGGCGTAACGGAAGCGGATTTTGCATCCAGCAGCGACATCATCCCGGTCAGCGACCCGCACATATTCTCTGAAGGTCAGCGGGTAGCGCAGAACCAGATGATCTTGCAGTTGATGAAGGAAGCTCCTGACCTGTACGACCCACGGGCTGTTCACGGCAGGATCATGAAACAGATGCGCGTGCCGAACGTGGCTGAAATCATGCCGCAGTTCAACAAGAATATTGAGATGCACGCGGCAGACGAGAACGCAGCGATGGCTATCGGACGGGCGGTGGTTGCGTATCCTGAGCAAGACCACTTGGCGCACTTGGAGACGCTGTTCTCCTTCGCGATGAACCCAATATTAGGCTCTAACCCAATAATGGCTCCAGTGTTTGTGCCAGCGGCCATAGAGCATGCCAAACAGCACATGCTGTTGTGGTACACGCAAAGGGTTGAGGAGTACGCAGCACATGAGACAGGCGAGCTGAAGCCAAAGTACGACAAGAAAAGAGGGCTCCGGGGAATAGACCACGCCATTGCTGGCGCGGCACATGCCGTGAACAACGACATCGAGCAGGGATTCCAGCAGTTTTCCGCCGCATTGCAGCAGCTCACACAGCTAGCGCAGCAGTACGCACCACAACCACAGCAAGACCCTATCCTGCAAGCGTCTCTGGCTGAGACACAACGGCGTAAGGAGAAGGATATGGCTGACATCACGATGGATGGCAAGAAGCTGGAGCTGTCACATCAGCAGGCAACAGAGAAGAATGAGCTGACCGCAGCGATGGCGACAGAGCAAAACCTGACGAAGGAGCGGATATCAACGATTGAGCTGTCTGTTGAGGCCGCGAAGCTGAAGGGTGAGCAGGAAAAGACGGTTGTGGGGTTGCAGGACAGAATACAACAATCTATGAATGGAGAAGCATGATGAACGAGAAGAGCAGCAGTGATGCAGCACAGAAGAGCGAACTTGTTTCGCAGCACAAGCGCATGGCAATGGGCGTTCCATTGGATGGTAAATCGCTGTCAGGCGGTGACAAGAAGCCAGCGCCAGTGAGCAAGACATCTAAGTGATAGATGTTAACAAATTTATCGACGCAGTACAGGCGGAGGTAAGCGATGTGTCGACGTACTTGGCAAATGGAATGGCGAAGGATTTCGCGGAGTACAAAGCAAAGGCTGGATACGTTCAAGGGTTGCACAAGGTGATGGACATTTTAAACGGGTTGATGGACGAACAAAATGATGCGTAATGGCATCGCTTGCGCTGAGATATGCGCGTTGAAAGGAAAATGATATGGCACAGTTAATGGATGAACAAAAACGGGATCTAGCTGCTGATATGGCGGCGGGTAGGATGCAGCCTACCGCAAGGAAAATAAACGATGCTGACCAAGCATTCGGAAGAAGATTCATCTTTAAGGATAGCGAATATGAAGGCCAACCCGGCGTGGTTGCCGCAGAAGTAGTATTAGATTATCAAGAAAGGTTGAATAGTGCATTCCCGGTCATCCCTCCGGGTGCGCGGCCATTAGGCGCAAGGATACTTGTCCAATTGAAAGCAACAGAAGCGAAGACCACAGAATCAGGGATCATGCTGGTGAAGGAAACCACTGATGCCGAAAAGTTTAACAACATGGTGGGCAAAGTTATCGCGATTGGACCACTGGCGTTTAAGAAGCGCGACACGATGGAGCCGTGGCCTGAAGGCGCATGGTGTGCAGAAGGTGACTACATCCGCGTGCCCAAGTGGGGCGGCGACAGATGGGAAGTGCCGTATGGTGACAAAGATGAACGGGCATTGTTCGTCGTGTTGAACGACCATGAAGTTATTGCAGCTGTGACAGGCGACCCCCTCGCCATGAAAGCGATCTACTAATGGCCGCCGGACATAGAGAAGACGACGAACTGCCGATTGTCGAGAAAAGTGACGGCACGGTTGAAGTTGATAGTTCAAAAATTGAGCAGCCTGGAGATGATCAACACGAGGGAGAGGAGGGTGAATCAAACCACGTGCCCGATGATGGTGGCGTAGATCAGGCCAGCGACACCGAAGAAATCAGGCGCATCAGACGCGAGAAGCGCAAAGCCCGTAAACAGATGCATGTTCAGGAACGGGCTGAAAAGGATTTTAAGTATGAACAATTGAAGCGTGAGAATGCGCAACTGTTGACGCGGTTATCAGCCGTTGAGCAGCGTACCAACGCAGCAGATCAAGTGCGGGTGGACAAAGCACTAGAAGATGAGATGGTACGCCTTGAGTACGCGGAGATGGAGATCAACAAAGCCACGCGCTCAGGTGATGGGGACGCGATGATCGGGGCGCAAAGGATGTTGCATTCAGCGCGGGTCAACGTTGATAAGCTGGCTAACCTTAAACGTCAGGCGACTGACGCAAGCAAACAACCACAGCAAACGCAGGATCCTGTTGTTGCTGAAATGGCGGGCAAATGGATGCGTGAGAATTCTTGGTATGATCCGAACGTCGGTGATCAAGACTCAGCTATTGCAGTCGCTGTTGACAAAGTATTATTGAAAGAAGGATTCAACCCACGAACTGAAAAGTATTGGGAAGAGTTCACAAGCCGATTGAAAAAAACATTGCCTGAACATTACAGTGGCGATGATGATTCAAGTGAAGGAGTTGTTCGTGAAAGACCTAGAAGTATGAACGAGTCATCGGGAAGGGACGCAAATAGTGGTAGCTCCACGAAAGCCACCTTCACATTAAGTGCTGATCGCGTGAGGGCATTAAAAGAAGCTGGAATGTACGACGATGTCCAAATGCGAAACAAAATGATCCGTAGGTATATTGACTCAGACAGAAAGGCAGGGAGATAACATGAACGACGACAGAATCAAGAAAACAACTACACCGACGAGTCGCGAGGATCGTGCAACCGAAGACGAAAGCCGTAGACCACCGGAGGATGTAAATGTGTCAGCCGAGCAACGCCGTAAGATGTGGCGTGACAGTTGGACGCAGAGCGCATTACCGCAGCTTCAAACATTACCCGGCTGGCATTTATGCTGGCTATCTACCGCGAACCAGTACGACACAATTGATAAACGCATGAGGCTTGGTTACGTGCCTGTCAAGGCAGAGGAACTAGGAATCACTGACGTATCAAGAGTGAAGGACGGTGAGTATGCTGGATTTATTTCATGCAACGAGATGCTGCTGTTCAAGATTCCGATGGAGGCGTATCAGGAAGTTATGACCATGATGCACCATGATGCACCAAACGATGATTCGGCAAATATCCGTCGCAAAGTGGAAGAAATGCAGGCGAGAGATAACAATGGGAAAGTGCTTGGCTCCGTTGAAGGAGACGGCCTCGCGGCCATAGCTGAACAGAGGCCAGCACCAGTATTTGCTGGCTAATACAACAAACACGGGAGAATCAACATGAGTTCAACAGCAGCGCCATTTGGTTTACGGCCTATTTATCATCCTAGCGGATTGATTAGACCGACAGTATTAACAGACGGGATTTTGTCAACGTACTCCACCGCTATTCTGAAGGGTGCAGCGGTCAAGATGGAAACAGCAGGAGTCATTCAAGCAGC